ATGAGTTTCGGCTGCAAGGACTGCCGCGACACCGGCGATCTCGCCCTCGCGAGCAAGCGCTATCGCCGCGCGCTCGCCTGGGTGGTGGCGCTGAACCTCGGGATGGGAGTCGTGCAACTCACGGGCGGACTGCTCGGGATGTCGCAGTCGCTCAAAGCGGACGCCCTTGATTTCCTGGGAGACGGCCTCATCACCTGGATCGGGCTGCTGTCAGTCTCGCACACCCCGCGATGGCGTGCCCGGACGGCGATGGCCCAGGGAGTATTCCTTGCCCTGCTGGCGGTCGGTGTGCTCGCGGCAGCCGTTTATCGCGCCTTTGAGCAGCGGATGCCAGAGGCGGGTGTCATGACCGTGCTCGGCCTCGTCGGATTTGTCGTGAACGTCGCCGCGGCGCTGATCCTTGTTCCGCACCGGAATGGCGACGCGAACGTGCGGGCAGTATGGCTGTTCAGCCGCAATGACGCGATCGGCAACCTGGCTGTGGTGGCTGCATCCGGGTTGGTGTACTGGACACGGAGCCCTTGGCCCGATCTCGTGACCGCGGCCGCGATGGCGGGTCTATTCCTCGCATCGGCAGTTGAGATTCTGCGGACGGCTCGTCGGGAACTGCGAGTTCTGTGAGACACAGCAGGCTGAGCGGGGTTCCCAGCGCGACAAACCCGGCTGGTTAGCAGAGGGGTATGGGCGAGGGCCGCGTCCCTCGCCGCATGCCACGACACGAAGAACAGAACAACCTGACGAAGGCGGGCTCGCTATGCCTGCCCGGCCGCGCCATCGAGATACTCGCCGCAGCGACTGTTCGGCTGATCGACGCGAGCGCCATCGATTCGGGCGTCAGCATCGAACATGCCGGTTCCTCTGGGGCGGGACTTGAACTCGCGGAGCATGCCGCCCTCAGTGTGCCTACGGGTGAACGCCCCCGTCCCGAACCGGAGAACCCGGGACGATGCTGCCCGAAGGAGCCTGAGGTACGATGAAGACCGCCGCAACCAGAACCATCCAGCAACAGATCGACGAGCTCCGCGACATGCCGGTGTCGCGACTGCGCGAGCGCTACGCCCAGGTCTTTGGCGAGCCGACGGCCTCCGGGAACCGCCAGTGGCTCTTTCGACGGGTCGCTTGGCGCATCCAATCCCTCGCGGAGGGGGACCTTTCCGAGCGGGCGCGGCGTCGGGCGGCGGAGTTGGCCCGGGACGTCGACGTGCGGGTTCGGCCACTGGGGGAACGGGCAGCCGACGACGCCCGCGTCGGCTCGCGGCTCGTGACAATCACCGGGCGGCTCGCGTCGGCGGGAACCGACCGCCTGCCCGCGCCCGGCACCGTCCTGCGGCGCACGTTCAAGGGTGCTGAGCACGAGGTGACGGTGCTCCCCCACGGCTTCGAGTACGAGGGGAGGGCGTACCGCTCCCTGTCGGCGGTGGCGACGGCGATCACCGGGTCGCACTGGAACGGGTTCCTGTTCTTCGGGCTAACCAAGAAAGGGACCGCATGAGCGCTATCGCCACCAAGCGTCCCGCCGCCTCGCGTCGCGCCACCGCGGAAGCCGCGTCGGGAAGCTCCTCGCCGTCCAAGTCGGTCCCGCGGACTATCCGCTGCGCCATCTACACGCGCAAAAGTACCGAGGAGGGCCTCAACCAGGAGTTCAACAGCCTGGACGCCCAGCGCGAGAGCGCCATCGCGTACATCGCCAGCCAGAAGAACGAGGGCTGGCTGTGCATCTCCGAGAAATACGACGACGGCGGATTCACGGGCGGGAACATCGAGCGTCCGGCGCTTAAGCGGCTCATGGCCGACATCGAAGCAGGGAAGGTCGACTGCGTGGTGGTCTACAAGGTGGACCGGCTGAGCCGGTCGCTGATGGATTTCGCGCGGCTGATGGGACTCTTCGACCGCAAGGGCGTGTCGTTCGTCTCCGTTACGCAGCAGTTCAACACGACCCACTCGATGGGTCGCCTGACGCTGAACATCCTGCTGTCGTTCGCGCAGTTTGAGCGGGAGATCATCTCCGAGCGCACGCGTGACAAGATCGCCTCCGCCCGCCGCAAGGGCAAGTACCAGCACGGCAAGCCCATCCTGGGGTACGACTTCGTGCCCGCACCGGCTCCCTTCACGGGCCGACGCCTCGTCGTCAACAAGGCGGAGGCGGCGCGAGTCAATCGCATCTTCGAGTTGTACCTCGAGGAACGGAGCATCATGCACGTCGCCGACGAGTGCAACGCACGCGGGTGGACTACGAAGTCGTGGACGACCACTGCCGGTCGCACGGTCGGCAACCGGGAGTTCGACAAGACGATCATCTCTCGGCTGCTCCGTAACCCGCTGTACCTCGGGAAGGTACCGCACAACGGGGCGGTCTATGACGGCGAGCACGAGGCGATCATCGACGAAGATCTCTTCCTCCGCGTCCAAGCCCAACTCAAACTCGCCGGGGAGCGCGGCGGGGCGAGCGTGAAGAACTCGACGGGGTCGCTCCTGGGCGGATTGGTTCGGTGTAGGGGGTGCGGGTGCGCGATGTCTCCCAGCAGTGCCTCGAAGAAGAAGCCCGACGGGACACGCACCCGATACCGCTACTACGTCTGCTCCAACGCGGTGAAGCGCGGGCGGCAGCACTGCGCCGCCCCGTCCTTGCCCGGGCCCGCGCTCGAAGCATTCGTTCTGGATCAGGTGAAGGCCATTCTGGCCGACTCCCCGCAGATGTCGGCTGTCGTGGCCCGTGCGATTGACCTCCTCCGCGAAGCGGCCAGCGCTCGGGTCGCGGAGCAGACACGGCTCCGTGCCGTGCTCGAACGGCTCTCCGGCGAGGAGCCCACGGCCGCCACGCGCCGCGAGATCGAGCGTGTGCGGCGAACGCTCACAGCGGTTTCCGCCCAGGTGGCGGCGGACGCCGACCGCCTCATCGATGAGGACGAGGTGACCGGAGCGGTGGAGGCGTTCGACGGGGTCTGGAACGCGATGACGCAGGCCGAACGTGCCGAGTTCCTGCGCGTCGTGATCGCGTCTGTTGAGTACGACGGCCAGACGCAGAACGTGTCCATCACCTTCAACCCGGAAGCGTCCGCCACGGAAGCGCCAATCCGATGAACCCTGCACCAGCCAAATCCGATCGTGCCTCTGAAGCACAAGCCATCACCACTACAGCCCGGTTCGTCGTCGCCGGCCGCGGCCGACCGGGCCGGGACGCGGCCGCCGTGCCGACCGGGATGCCCGGCCGGGTGCCGCGCGTCGCGCGCTTGATGGCGCTAGCGATCCGGTTCGACACCCTCATCCAGACGGGTGCGATTTCTACGCAGACGGAGTTGGCTGCCGCCGGTCACGTCACTCGCGCCCGCGTGACGCAGATCATGAACCTCCTGTACCTCGCGCCCGACATACAAGAAGCGGTGTTGCACCTACCGCTCGTAGCTAACGGTCGCGACCCGATAACCGAGCATGATTTGCGCGAAGTCACGTCACGGGTCGAGTGGCAGGCCCAGCGCCAACTGTGGCAATCACTGCTCCGCAAACCCTGTCGAACCAGCGCGGTGGACCTATCTGAAGTCCTGCAGGGGCCTGGGCTTAGGCACTGATCCAATGTCCTGTTGGTTGGCTGTCGGCTCGACTTCGGAAGCGTCCTAACGATACACTATTGCCCGAATACTCCCGCCAGGCGTACTCGGCGGGGCTCGCGGCGGAGGCCGCGAGATTCTCGCGTCTGGCCGGAGATTCGGATGCCCAAGAGTCTGCGCGCAGGTCGGTGGGTAAACCCGGGGTCCCTCAACAGCATCGACCCCAAACTTCAGGTTCGGTTCTTCCAGCATTACCGCAAGGAACTCGAACCGCACGGCGTGTTCATCGGCGACGGCATCGACGACGCCGCGGTACGCCGCGTCATGTGCGGCGAGGTTTCCGGCCTGTCGGCGGAGTTGGTGGACCGCATCGGCGTCATCGATGAGATGTCGACCGGCGGCAACCATCAACTGCTCCTGGACGAGGCGAAGCGACTGGGTCTTGATATCGCCCCGACCCCCAGCACCGCCGACCTCGTCGTCCTTCTGCTGCTGGATGGCACCGAATCACTCGAACGCATTTACGCCGAGCGCCTGCCCATCGCGCGTCGCCTCTTCCGCAGCCACTTTGCGCTGACGGCGGACCCGCCGATGATCTCCGGCGTTGCCGACCATGTCCTCAAGGGGTACGAGGACGGGCTGGAGAAGGACTTTGTCGGGCGCCGGCGCGGGTCGGGCGTGCGTGTGTTCCATTTCCCAACGCCGGCGGGATTCCGGCAGATGATCCGTCGCGCCGACGTGGCCCACCGCGACGTATCCGTCGATCCTTTGACCGGCGGCCGTCAGCACATCATCTTCCACCCGGAGCGGTTCGATGTGCTGATCTACGAGCACGGCCAGGGCGAGATGCAAGTCAACGCCAAGCACGACGCCGATGTCCGTGCATACCTCGAGCATGTCGGCCACCATCTTTTCAACCAGTCGCAGCTGTTCCTGGCCGAGGGCCTGCCTGCGAAGTACACACTCAAGCCCATCCTGGAGAAGGGGCAGGCGTGCCTGCGCTGCGATGATGTGCCGGAACTCGAAGCGGTCTGGCTCCGCGGGCTGGACTGGGCTCATCCCAAGGCGGTTGATCTCGTCGAGCGACCTCGCTCCAAGAGCGATCTGTTCCGGGCCATGACCGACGCAGGACGCGGCATCCCGCGCGGCATCAAGCTCATGAGCGCGACCTTCAACGTCGTCTTCAGGACCGGCCGGGAGGGGCAGCTCCGGATCGTGCTGCCGAACAACGCCGTGTATTCCCGAGAGAGCGACAGCGAAGTGATCCTTCGCTGGCTCGGGCTGCGCGGATTCCTCCAGGACCGTGGGAAGGCGACCGATGGGCTCACTCGCGCACTTGTGGCAGCGTCTTGAGATTGCGCCTGCGGACGCCGCGCCGCGGCAGGAGTGGCGGACCCTCTGCGGGGACGACTTCGCCTGCGTCGAAGGCCTGCTCGAGGCCAATGGCCGCCGCGCTTCGGTAGTCGCGTCGCCTCTCCCGAATGCGCCGGACATGCGGGTGGTCGTGCATAGGAACGGGACGGTGGTGGCGGTGTGCGATGAGGGAGCCACGCCCCGGCAGGAGCTCGCGCCCGAGGACTACACGCTTCTGCACATTTCCCCTAGGCGACTGCGGCCCGCAATCGCCAACGCCCTCGGCCTGGAAACTTCCACAACGCCCATCAACGGCCCTCCGGGTGGCTTCCGCTTGGGTACGTGGGGCGTGCCGGGATCGGACCGTTTCCCGGTCACGTTCGTGGCCCAGCCGGATACTACGGCGCTGGCGCTCACGATCCGGTCGGTCGTGTCGTCCAGCGATATGGGCATGATCATCGTGACGCCAACGGCGCAGGGCTGGTCTGACGAGCTCCGTGAATGGGTCGAGGCCCGCAAGGGCGTGCTGGTGCCTGCGGAAGATGTGCTTGACGCAAACGGCTCCGGCCTGATCGCGTCGGATCTCTGGCATGGCTTCATCGATCGCTTCGTGCGGCGCAACGGAATCGATCTGGCCTCTCCCCGGCGCTCCAAGACGAAACGCAAGAAGCGGGCGGATCGCCTGGGGGCAATCAACGCAGTCGAGACGGCGCTAACGCAGATGGCCCGGGATCGCGTGGCGCTCATTCGCTCACGACTCAGGGATGACCAGGGCATGCCCGCCAGCTTGCCGCGCGTGACAAAGTCCGCGATTGCGACGGCGGCCAAGGTCAAGCCGCATGTCATCACGCGGGTTTTCAACGACTCGGGCGCCGACAGCGTCCGCACGCTCTTCACGCTCGTGAACGACCCCCAGGCGCTGTGGGATTCCGGGTTCGGTCGCGTCCGGCTGGGCCGCTGACGCACTCCACTTCTTGCACTTTGCGCTGCTTGCTGTAAGTGCAAATCGCACGGCGGTTGTCATTTGGTCCCGTGTTTTCAGGCCTCCGGTGATGACGGTCAAGTTTTCTGCGCGCTGATCTGCAAGCCCCACCGGCTGGTGAACACGCCGCGACGTGCGGCGCGAACCACTCACCAGCACGGAAGCCATCCATGCTCGCAGAAGCCATCGTCTCCCCGATCGTCACCACTCTCAACTCTGTCCCTCCGGCCCCGACGCCGCCGGAACTTCCGGAGCTCACCCTCCGGCAGATGAAGTTCCGAACCGAGCGGCTCGGACGCCTCTACTCGCTCGCCACTGATCAGGTCGCGGATCTGTGGCAGGAGCTGGCAGCCGAGATTGTTCGAGCGCTCCGGCGGTTCGATCCGACGATCGCCTCGCGGACGACGTTCATGAAGGGCGTCATGAACCTCTGGTACCGGCAGAAGTGCAAGCAGCTCCGCCGCGACGCGGCGGTGCGCGATCGTCTCGTGCCGTTGCCGGCCCTGGGCACCGAGGGCATGGACTTCGCAGACCGCCGCCACGGTGGCGTGGCCCAAGTGGATGCACGCCTCGATCTCGCCGACCGCATCGCGGGTCTGCCGCAGGACCTGTTCGCGCTCGCCCGCGATCTGCTCGCGGGCAAGTCGGTCCCGGAGATCGCCGCCGAGCGCGGCGTCCACCGGGGGACGGTGAACCGCTTGGTCCTGCAACTGCGCGTCCACCTGGCCGACCTCGATCCGGCCGCCAACTAGCGCGCGACAAGTGGCGGGCGCGGGCAGAGGGGTATTGGCGTGCCCCCTGCCCGTAGCCCGCGCCCGGAACCGCGCGGCCCCGTCGACGAAAGCCTGCCGCTCGTCCGGTTGGGGCAGGGCGATTTCACCCGCGACCTGCGGGCCGAGGACCTCGATCCCCATCACCCCAAGAACGGAGCCACCATGTCCCTGCTCGACTCGTTGATCACGACCACGACGCCCTCGCCGCCCAAGATCCTCGTCTACGGCACCCCGGGCGTCGGCAAGACCACGTTCGCCGCCAGCGCCGGCGCGCTGCTCCTGGACTGCGAGAACGGCGCGGGCGCCGTGCCCGGGCTCACGCGGACCCCGTTCCTCAAGAGCTGGCCCGAGGTGCAGGCATGGCTCGCGGAGATCGAGGCCCAGCCTCCCGAGGGACTCGGGGCCGTGGCGATCGACACGCTCGACTGGCTCGTGCAGCGCATCGTCGAGTACGTCGTGATGGACCTCGACAAGAAGAGCAAGGGAGAGGTTACCAACACACTCTCCTCGGCTCACGGCGGGTACTTCAAGGCCCGCGAGATCGTCAACAACATCGTGAGCCGTGACCTGCTCCCGCTGCTCAATGCGATTACCGACCGGGGCATCGCCGTGATCCTGCTGGCGCACGCGGCCAACACCAAGATCACCACGCCCGAGGGGTACGACGTGCGGCTCGCCGCGCCAGACATCCCCCAGTGGATCGCCCCGACGTTCGTCGAGTGGGCCGACGCGGTGCTGTACGCCTCGCGCGAAACCACGGGCGAGCGCGTGCTCACGACCGAGGGAACGAGCAACGTCACCGCCAAGAACCGCTACGGCCTGCCGTCCAAGGTGGGCCTGTCGTGGAAGGACCTGTCGGAGGCGATCCAGCAAGGGCTGGAGCGCCAGTCGGCCGGTCGCTGATCCCGATCCCCATCACCGCACCACCCGCTCATGAAGGAGCCCGCTCAATGGCCAGCCTGAACAACTTCGACGCCAACCAGGTCGATCCCTCCGTGGCGCTCGACCCCATCCCCGCCGGCAAGTACCTCGCGGTCGTGTCCGACAGCGAGTACAAGCCCACCAAGAACGGCGGCGGTAAGTACCTCCAGCTCACGTTCCAGATCATCGACGGCGAGCACAAGGGCCGCCTGGTCTGGGCTCGGCTCAACCTCGAGAACAAGAGCGAGATGACCGTCAAGATCGCCCGCGGCGAGCTGTCCGCCATCTGCCGCGCCGTCGGCGTCATGCAGCCCAAGGACTCGGTTGAGCTCCACAACGTGCCGCTGGAGATCTCCGTCGGGCTCAAGAAGCGCGACGACAACGGGGAGTTCACCAACGTCATCAAGGGCTACGCGAAGAAGGGTGCCGCGGCCGCGCCCCGTGCTACCGCCGCCGCGGGCCCAGGGAGCACGCCGCCCTGGAAGCGATAAGCCCATCTGGTCGTGTCCTCGAGCTCCCGTACCCGCCGAGTGTGAACCACATCTGGCGTCGCGTGGGGCCCAGGACCGTCATCAGCCGCGAGGGCCGGCGCTACCGCAGGGACGTGTGCGCCGCCCTCGCGGCGATGCGGGTGGAGCGGATGGATGGACGCCTGGCGGTGCGCGTCACTGTCTGCCCGCCTGATCACCGCCGGCGCGACCTGGACAACGTGCAGAAGGCGCTGCTTGACGCGCTGGCGAAGGGCGGGGCGTACCGCGACGACTCGCAGATCGATCGGCTGGAAGTGGATCGAGGCCCGGTGACGCCGGGCGGCAAGGTGCTGGTGGAGATCACGCGAATCAAACCATGAACCTCCGACCCTACCAATCCGAAGCCGTCGCCGCGGTGTACGAGCACCTGCGGACCCGCGACGACAACCCTTGCGTGGTCATCCCGACCGGCGGGGGCAAGACGCCGGTGATCGCGACGATCTGCCGCGACTCGGTCGGGCCGTGGAACGGGCGCGTCGTCATCCTGGCCCACGTCAAGGAACTCCTCGAGCAAGCGGCGGACAAGCTCCGGCACATCGCGCCGGACGTGCCCGTGGGCATCTACTCGGCGGGGCTGAAGCGCAAGGACCTGGGGTACGCGGTCACCATCGCGGGTATCCAGTCGATCTACCAAAGGGCGTGCGACCTTGGGCCGGTGGATCTGCTCATCGTGGACGAGGCGCACCTGATCCCGCCGGACGGCGAGGGGATGTACCGCCAGTTCATCGCCGACGCCAAGGTCGTGAACCCGCTGGCGCGGGTGATCGGGTTGACGGCGACGCCGTTCCGCATGAAGTCCGGCCCGATTTGCGAGCCGGGCAACATCCTCAACCACGTCTGCTTCGAAGTTGGGGTGCGCGAACTGATCGTGCAGGGCTTCCTCTCCCCACTGCGGACCAAGGCGGGGCTCCAGAAGGTGAGCACCGACGACCTGCACGTCCGCGCCGGCGAGTTCGTCGCCAGCGAGGTCGAGGACCTGATGGACAAGGACGCCCTGGTCGAGGGGGCGTGCGCCGAGATCGTCGAGCACACCAAGGACCGCAGCGCCACGCTGATCTTCTCGTCGGGCATCCGGCACGGGCAGCACATCGTGGAGGTGCTGAAGTCCAAGCATGGCGTCGAGTGCGGGTTCGTGTCCGGCGACACGCCCGCGGGCGTGCGGAGCGGCATCCTCGACCGGTTCCGTTCAGGCTCGCTCAAGTTCCTCTGCAACGTGAATGTCCTCACGACCGGCTTCGACGCCCCGCACATCGACTGCGTGGCGCTCGTGCGCCCGACCATGTCGCCCGGGCTGTACTACCAGATGGTGGGCCGAGGTTTCCGCCTGCACCCCGGCAAGGCCGACTGTCTCGTGCTGGACTTCGGCGGCAACGTGCTCCGGCACGGGCCGGTGGATGCCATCCGCGTCACCACGGACGACCGCGGCGAGGGCGAGGCCCCGGCAAAGGAGTGCCCGCAGTGCCACGCGCTCATCGCGGCGGGCTACCAGACGTGCCCGCAGTGCGGGCACCAGTTCCCCGAGCCCAACAAGCAGAAGCACGAGGCGCAGGCCAGCACCGAGGGCATCCTCAGCGGCCAGAGCACGCGCGAGGAGCACAATGTCAGCGAGACGACGTACCACGTCCACATGAAGCGGAACGACCCGGCCGCGCCGCTCACGATGCGCGTCGAGTACCGGGTCGGCTTCAACCACTACTTCCGCGAGTGGGTCTGCTTCGACCACACCGGGTACGCCCGCACCAAGGCCGAGGCGTGGTGGCGGGCGCGGTCCGTCGAGCCCGTGCCCGGCGGCACCGAAGAGGCGGTCGAGCTCGCGCGGGCGGGGGCGCTCGCGCCGGCGCTGCACATCACGGTCGAGAAGAAAGCGGGCGAGCAGTTCGAGCGGGTGGTGGCGCACCGCCTGGGCGACAAGCCACCGCGGCTCGAGGGCGATGAAGGCCTCCCCGAGCGACTGCCCCAGCCGGTCGGAACCACGTACGGCATCCCCGACGACGAAATCCCCTTCTGAACAGGAGCACACGATGATCACGATCACCATCGAAGAAACGGACAAGGACGGCCGCGTGCTGGGGCGGCACGTGGCCTCGGCCCCCATCGACAAGAACGACGCGAAGGGCGTCGGATCTCTGCTGGCCCGCAGCGTCGGCGGGCTGATGTACCACGGCCAGACGCGGGCCGAGGTGCCGCTGCTGATCGCGGCGGCGGGAACGCACCGCTCCAGCCGCTGCACCCAGGCGATCGCGCACGCCCTGGGGCTGGCCGGGAGCGAGCACAGCTTCGAGTACGCGGTGAAGCCGGTCGTGGACCTCGACCGCCTGCTCGACTACCGCGCAAGCAAGAAGGACCGCGAGCACGCGGCGCAGATGCTCAAGATCATGGGCGCCGGCGTCAAGACGAAGGGGGACGACGAGTAAGCGATGAGCGACGGCCCGTCCAATCTGCTCGACGCGGCGCGGTGGTACCTCGCGCGCGGCTACGCGCCGATCCCCGTGCCCGCGGGGACGAAGGTCCCCGTGCTCAAGGGCTGGACGGACCTGCGCCTCGCGGAGGCCGACCTCCCGCAGCACTTCAACGGAATGGGGAACGTCGGCGTGCTGCTGGGCGAGCCCAGCAGATGGCTCGTGGACGTGGACCTCGATTGCGAGGAGGCGGTAGCGCTCGCGCCCGCGTTCCTGCCGCCGACGGGCGCGAAGTCTGGGCGGCCCGGCAAAAGGTCGTCGCATTGGTGGTACGTCTGCGAGGGGGCGAAGACCCGCAAGCACCAGGACCCGGCCACAAAGAAGATGATCGTTGAGCTCCGGAGCACCGGGGCGCAGACCGTTGTCGGCCCGAGCATGCATCCCTGCGGGGAACCGTACGACCCGCTCGAAGGCGAGCCCGCCGTCGTGGATGTCGAGACGCTCAGCGCGGCGGTCGCGGCGCTGGCCGAGGCGGTGAAGAAGCAGAGATATGGCGAGCCGCCACCGGCGCGAGCGGCCGTGACGGCTGCAGCATCGAAGTGTCATCCCGACTCCGACGCCGTTCTGCGCCGCGCCGAGGCGTACCTCGACCGCATCCCGCCGGCGATCTCCGGCTCGGGCGGGCACGGCCAGACGTATGCCGCCGCGACCGCGATGGTGCACGGGTTCGGGCTGGACCCCGAGACGGCGCTCGCGCTGCTGCGGGACAGGTACAACCCGCGCTGCCAGCCGCCGTGGTCGGAGAAGGAACTGCGCCACAAGGTCAGCGACGCCGCGAGCAAGCCGCACGATCGCCCGCACGGGTGGCTGCGCGACGCCGAGAAACCCGAGGACATGGGCGGCGTGGACCTATCCGGTTTCGACCCGGAGCGCCGGCGCGCCCCTGGCGAGCGGCCCCGCTCCGAGCGTCCGCCCGACCCGGGGCCGTTCCCCGATCACCTGCTCCGCGTGCCCGGCTTCATCGAGCAGGTGGTCGCGCACAACCTGGCGACGGCCACCCGGCCGCAGCCCGTGCTGGCGCTGGCGGCGGGGATCTGCCTCCAGGCCGTGCTCGCCGCCCGCAAAGTGCGCGACGAGCGCGGCAACCGCACGAACGTCTACTGCGTCGGCGTCGCCCCCTCCGGCGCGGGCAAGGACAACGCCCGCAAGGTGAACAAGAACATCCTCTTCGCCGCCGACATGGTCGAGCACGAAGGGAACGAGGACCTGGCGTCCGACGCCGGTCTCATCACGGCCGTCGAGGCCGAGCCGGCAATCCTGTTCCAGATCGACGAGTTCGGCCGCTTCCTCCGCACCATCGGCGATCCGAAGAAGGCACCTCACCTGTTTAACGTGCTGACGGCGCTCATGAAGCTCTACAGCAGCGCCGACACGGTCTTCCGGGGCAAGGCCTACGCCGACAAGAAGCGGAACAAGGTGGTCGATCAGCCGTGCGTGAGCGTCTACGGCACCACCGTCCCCGAGCACTTCTTCGAGTCCCTCACCGCCGACAGCCTCAGCGACGGGTTCATCGCCCGCCTGCTCGTGTTCGAGTCGGCCGAGACGCCGGCGCGGCAGCGCGCCAAGGCAACGGGTGTTCCCGAACCCCTGAAGCAGGCCGCCGAGTGGTGGGGAGCGTTCAAGCCCGGCGGCAACCTTGCCCCCGAGCACCCCCAGCCGATCGTGGTCGAGTCCACGCCGGAGGCGGGCGCGGTGTTCGATGCGCTCGCGGCGATGGTGGATGCAGAGCTCGGCAAGCCGGACGAGGCGGGGCGGTCGCTGTGGGCGCGCGCGGAGGAGAAGGCGTGCCGCCTGGCGCTGATCTATGCATGCTCGGCGAACGCCCAGAAGCCGGTGATCGATCTGGACGCGGCGCGTTGGGCGTGCGATCTGTCGTCGTACCTGACGCGGCGGATGCTCTACATCGCGCACGAGTGGGTTGCGGACGGCGTGTTCGACGCTCGGCAGAAGCGCGTCGTCCGGGTGGTGCGCAAGGCGGGTGGAAAGATCTCTCGCAGTGAACTCTGCCGCCGGACGCAGTGGCTGACCCAGCGGGAGCGGCAGGAAGTCATCGACAACCTCGTGGAAACAGGGCAAATCGAGCAGGTCACGGTGGAGACGGCAACCAAGCCGGGGGTGGTCTATGCGCTGGTCTGAACCGGATCATTCAATCCTTCATCTAATCCCCGCGCGCGCACGCGGAGCGCACGGGCGTGGGCGTAGGGGAGGTATTGAAAGATTGAATGATCTCTCTCTTTCAATATCTTCTTCCTCCCTCCCCGCCGCTGCGCCCATGCAGGTCGCGTGCCAGGCCGCGCCTACCCGAAGCCTTACAGCCGGAAGCCTTACCAGGGGAGGACCTGGGGGAGTAGGTACTTCCCGGGCCAGGCGGCGAAGAGACGCCCGCGGGAACAGCCGCGCTTGGCGACAGAGTTTGTTTCGCCCGTCCGAGCGCCGGGCGGCCCCGTGGCGGGGTTGATACGTCGCCCGGCCAAGGCCGCGACGTGGGCCAACGTGGGCGGACCCGTGGCCAACGGGCGACGGGGGGGCGGCCCGTAGAGGGGGGAAATCGGGGCGCTGAGCGCCCCCGGACGGGCCCGGCTGCCCGAGCAATCCAGCCAATCAGCGATCCAGCCATCCCCGCCCCCCTGGACCCGCCGCATGTGCGGCGGGCCACCACGACGCCCCACGCGCTGGCGCTTGCCGCCGCGCGTCCCAACGGAGATCGCTGTGAACATCGAGACGCTGCCCATCGACGCGGTCAAGGAATACGACCGCAATCCCCGCACCATCAACGACGCCGCCATCGACGCGGTGGCCAAGAGCATCGAGGCGTTCGGCTTCAAGGTGCCGATCCTGATCGACGCCGACGGCGTGATCATCGCCGGGCACACGCGGCTCCGCGCGGCGCGGAAACTCGGGCTGAAGGAGGTGCCGACCATCCGCGCGGATGACCTGTCGCCCGACCAGGTCAAGGCGCTGCGCATCGCCGACAACAAGGTCGCCTCGCTGACGTCCTGGGACATGGAGCTGCTGCCCATCGAGCTGGCGGACCTCAAGGGTGTCGACTTCGATCTCGCGCTGCTGGGCTTCAGCGCCGAGGACCTCGCGGCGATCATGGCCCCCGCCGGCAACGAAGGTCTCGTCGACCCCGACGACGTGCCCGCGCCGCCCGACGCCGCGACGACGGTCCCCGGCGACATCTGGGTGCTGGGCAACCACCGCTTGATGTGCGGCGACTCGTCCAAGCCGGAGGATCTGGATCGACTGCTGGATGGCCAACCGATCCACCTCGTCAACACCGATCCGCCGTACAACGTGAAGGTCGAGCCGCGGAGCAACAACGCGATCGCGGCCGGGCTGTCGTCGTTCACGGCCACGCAGCGGAAGGACGCTAGCGCCGGCGACCAGCAGTCGGCGGACCTGCACCGCTACCCCGAGAAGTCCAAGCCGACGCACAAGAAGCTCCGGGCCAAGGACCGCCCCCTGGCCAACGACTTCGTCTCGGACCAGGAGTTCGATCGCCTGCTCGCAGCGTGGTTCGGAAACATCGCCCGCGTGCTCATCCCCGGCGGCGGGTTCTACATCTGGGGCGGCTACGCCAACTGCGCCAACTACCCGCCGGTGCTCAAGGCGATGGAGCTGTACTTCAGCCAGGCGGTGATCTGGATCAAGGAGCACCCGGTCCTGACGCGCAAGGACTTCATGGGCAACCACGAATGGTGCTTCTACGGCTGGAAGGAAGGAGCGGCGCACCGCTTCTTCGGTCCCAACAACGTGCCGGACACCTGGAGCATCAAGAAGGTGAACCCGCAGAGCATGGTCCACCTGACGGAGAAGCCGGTGGAACTCGCGCGACGGGCCATCGAGTACTCGTCGCGGCCCGGCGAGAACGTGCTCGACCTCTTCGGCGGCAGCGGCAGCACGCTCATCGGCGCGGAGATGACGGGGCGTCGGGCGTTCCTGATGGAGCTCGACCCGCTGTACTGCGACGTCATCGTGCAGCGCTGGGAGAAGTTCACGGGCGGCAAGGTGGACCGGGTTGGCTCAAACGCTGTGGCCGAAGAGAAAGCCGCGACCCGTGTCGCGGCTGGGAGCAAGACGTGATGTGCGCCTCACTGATCGTCGAGCGTTGGCAGAGCCCCGTCGGTCGCTTCATCCCACTCGAGGGCGTAGCGCTCGGCGATGTCCTCGAGGTCGTGCTCGGTCAGGTAGTCGGCGGTCTTCCGCTCCTGGCACGCGGCGACCGCCCGCGCGAGGTCCGCCCACTCCTCGATCGTGAGCATCTGGTCCTGCCTCGCGCCGAGAAGGTAAAGCGCGGCTTGCAGGACGACTTCGAGTTGCGCTTCGCGGTTTGGGGCGGGCGTCGCGGTCATGGCTCAGGCCCCCTTCCCCGCGACAAAGACGCCGCGCTCGTGCTTCTTGAAGCGTGCGGCCGTGCCCTTGGCGGCGATCTCGCGGATGATGGCGGCGTAGAGCGTGGCCTCGGGGGTCTTGCCGCCGGGGCTCGTCCACAGACCCTTGGCCTCCATCGCGGCGATCATCTCCTTGGCCCGCATCGGCACCTCGCTGGCAGCGAGCACCTGCGCGGCGGCGTCGAGGGCGCTGACGCGCTTTGCCTTGGGTTCCTTCGCGGGCTTCGGGGCCTTGGGCGTCTTGGGAGTCTTCTCACCCTTGGCCTTCTTCCCCTTGGCGGCCGCTTCCACGTTCGCGTTGTTGGCCACCTCTTTCTCGCTGGGGACCTCGTGGTCCTGCTTCCCGCCCGCGAGGCGGCCGTTGATCTCGGCGAGCGCCGCCTTGCGGAGGCGCTCCGTGCTGGAGGCGGCGGTGTCGGGCTTGCGCTTGGGGATGCGCTTGCCGCCCGGGCCGACGGCCCGCTTCATCGCGGGGGTGCTGCTGGTCTTCTTGGTCTTCGTGCTCATGGTCATCTCCGAACTGGGGGTTGGAAAGCCCGTCGCACGCTGCGGCGGGGTTGGGGGGAAAGCGTGGCGGCCGCGGTTCCCCGCGACGCCGCGTGGGCGGGGTGGGGGTCAGCAGCCCGCGATGCGTTCGATCTCGTTGAGGACGTCGTGCACCATCGAGTTGGTGGCGGCCGCCTGTCCCCGGCGGTCTTGCCCGTAGACGTGCTTGGCCACCTCGACGGCCTTCGCGTAGCGGGCCTCGCGGCTCTCGTCGCGGCGGAACTCGGCGATGACCCTGTCGAGGCGGCCCTCGGCGCGGCTCATGCGGACCACGCTGGCGGCCGCGCCGTCGGCCGTGGCCCGCACCGTGATGTCCTCTTCGCTGCCCTCGATGACGATGTGCTTGATCTTCATGGCGTGTCTCCTTGGAGGGGGTTACTCGGCGTCGTTCAAGAAGGCCTCGACGTGCTCGCGGTCCATCCCGCTCATGAACCCGACCAGGTCGATCAGGTCGCTGCGGACCTTGCCGAGGTCGCCGGTGCGGCCCCAGTTGAGCGGGTCGGCCTTGGCGGCCTCGGCGTGCTTGTCGAGTTCCATCTGCAGGACGTCCATCAGCCGGGCGATGTCGCCGCGGCGAGCGGCGTAGGTCTCTGCGGCGGTGGGCTGGTGGAGGACGGGCTTGCGGTTGTGCTTCTTCATGTCTGTACCTCTCTGGTGGGCGGGGGCATGGCGTCGCATGGAAACAGCGAAGCCCGCGTTACGCGGGCTTCAGGTGGTCGGCAGTTCGGGGTTGCGGGGGCTGGTGGGTGCCTCCTCGCGTGCGGCCTCGCGGGCCGCGTCGCCTCGTCCTTGGCGGTATCCGGTGTGCAGGCCTTCGCGGTACCCGGCCTCGAAGGCGTGGCGGACCAGGTCGCGGATCGACCACACCGGGATCTCGTGGAAGTCGAGGCTGTCGCTCTTGCGGGTCTGGAGGGTTTCCAGCAGCAGTTCGACCTTGGCCCATTCCAGCTCGGCGTCGAGGGCCTTCCGCTTGGCGATCCCGTCGAGGCTGGGCTTGGTGTTCTTCCTTGCGTTCTGCGGGGCGTTCATGTTCGCGGTCTCCGTCGCGGGTGCTTGCCCCGCGTTGTGACACATGAAGCCATGACATCCGCCACGAGGCAAGGCAAACCGCAGAGGTTTCGCCGTCATTCCGCGACATGTGGGCAAGTCCGCCGCCGATGTGGGCAACCGTGCGCGGGAGGTCCGCGATGACTCCCGAACACGCGCCTAGTCCCGAGCATGCACAGGGGATGTCCCGGCTCAGCCCCGCCGCGCTGGGCGTCGCGGACGCCGCGCGGGTGCTGACGCGGATCGGCGGGAAGCCCGTCACCGACGAGATGCTCCGCGCCGACATCGACGCGGGCGCGCCGACGAACGCCAACGGCACCATCAACCTCGTGCACTACGCCGCGTGGCTCGTGAAGGAGATGTCCGTGGGGGGTGCTGGTGGCGATTGACCCGCGCCAACTCAAGCCCGGCGAACTCGCGCGGCTGCTCAACAGCACGCCGCTGGGCGAGGTGATCAGCGAGCGGCAGCTCCACCGGCACCGCACGCGCGCGGGGTTCCGCGTCGCGGCCGATGGCGACGCGGGCAAGGTCGACCTGTTCCGATACGTCGCCTGGCTGGTGACGACGCGGCATGAGGCACTGGCGGAAGCGGCTCGCACGCCCGAAGGGCTCACGGGCTACGAAGCGATGAAGGAGCGGGCCAGGCTCCGCAACGCCATGCTGTCGCTGTCCGGCCGCGACATCGGCGAGCTGCCGCCCGTCGTTGACCCCGCGCGTCGTGCTCGGGCCGCGAAGGACTTCCGTTACTTCTGCGAGACGTACTTCGGGCAGACGTTTCACCTGAAGTGGTCCGACGACCATCTGAAGGTCATCGCCAAGATCGAGCAGGCGGTGCTCGACGGTGGGCTGTTCGCGATGGCGATGCCGCGCGGAAGCGGCAAGACCAGCCTGTGTGAGGTCGCGTGCCTGTGGGCGATGCTCTACGGGCACCGCGAGTTCGTCGCCCTCATCGGCTCGGACGAGGAGCACGCGGCGGGGATGCTCGAGTCGATCAAGGCGGAGCTGGAGAACAGCGAGATCCTCGGGGCCGACTTCCCGGAGGTCTGTCATCCCATACGGTCTCTCGAGGGCATCCACCAGCGGGCGTCGGGGCAGCTCTATCAAGGCAAGCAGACGCACATCGGGTGGACGGCCCGGGAGATCGTGCTGCCCACGATCTCGGGCTCGGTGGCGTCGGGGGCGATCATCCGGGTCGCGGGGATCACCGGCCGCATCCGCGGCATGAAGCACAAGCGCGTCGACGGCGTCAGCGTTCGCCCGTCGCTCGTGCTGATCGACGATCCCCAAACCGACGAGAGCGCCCGCTCGCCGTCGCAGTGCGCCAACCGCGAGCGGATCCTCGCCGGCGCGATCCTGGGGTTGGCCGGCCCGGGCCGGAAGATCGCCGGGCTCATGACGCTGACGGTTGTCCGTCCCGACGACCTGGCCGATCGCATCCTCGACCGGGACAAGCACCCGCAGTGGCAGGGCGAGCGAACGAAGATGGTGTACTCGTTCCCTACGGCCGACCGCCTGTGGGCCGAGTACGCCCGCCTGCGAGCCGAGGGCCTCAAGGCCGACCGGGGCGGCGCGGAGGCGACCGCGTTCTACAAGGCCCACCGCACGGAGATGGACGACGGCGCGGTGATCTCGTGGCCCGAGCGGTTCAACCACGACGAACTCTCCGCCGTGCAGCACGCGATGAACCTGCGGCTGCAGAACGAGGCGGCGTTCTTCGCCGAGTACCAGAACGAACCTCTCCCGGAAGTCGAAATCGCCGACGACCTGCTCAGCGCCGACCAGATCGCGGCCAAGGTGAACGGCCACGCCCGCGGGCTGGTCCCGCTGGGTTGCTCGTACCTGACCATGTTCGTCGACGTCCAGGGCAAGGCGCTGTTCTACCTGGTGGCGGCGTGGGAGGACGACTTCACGGGGCACGTCATCGACTACGGAACCGAGCCGGACCAGAAGCAGCCGTACTTCACGCTCCGCGACATCAAGCGGACGCTCGGGGCCGCATCTGCCCGCGCCGGCGTCGAAGGGGCGATCTACGCGGGGCTCGAGAGGCTCATCGAAGCGACGGTGGCCCGCGAGTGGCGGCGCGACGACGGCGCGATGGTGCGGATCGACCGCTGCCTGATTGACGCCAACTGGGGTTCATCGACGGATGTCGTGTACCAGTTCTGCCGCCAGAGTCCGCACGCCAGCGTGCTCACGCCGAGTCACGGCCGGTACGTTGGCGCGAGCAGCCTCCCGTTCAGCGACTACAAGCGCAAGCGTGGCGAGCGGGTCGGGCTGAACTGGCGCGTCCCCGTGGTCACCGGCAAACGAGCCGTGCGGCACGTGCTCTTCGACACGAACTTCTGGAAGTCGTTCGTGCATGCCCGGCTTGCCGTCCCGATGGGCGACCCGGGCGGGCTGTCGCTCTTCGGCCACAAGCCCGAGCATCATCGTCTGCTGTCGGAACACTTGACCAGCGAGTACCGCGTACGCACGGAAGGCCGGGGTCGAACGGTCGATGAGTGGAAGCTCCGCGTCGAGGGGCTGGACAACCACTGGCTCGATGGGCTCGTCGGCTGCGCGCTCGCGGCGTCGATGGAGGGGGCGGTGCTCTTCGGGACGGACGCCAAGGTCGTCGCGAGGCCGCGGCTGAAGCTCTCAGCGCTGAAGGGGCGCTCGCGATGACGATCAGGCCATCGCCCAAGCTTGGCTCCGTTCCCAGCCCGTCGCCCAAGGGGCTGGTCTGCCCGAAGTGCGGATGCCAGCACTTCGAGGTGCTTTCTACCCGCGCAGCGCCGAGCGGGGCTGTTCGGCGTCGGCGGCAATGCCGACACTGCGGGCGGCGCGTCACGACCGTCGAGCGTCCGGTCGGGTGATCGCACGCTACCGGTAGTCGATCTCGGCTCGCCGCCCACTTTCCGCGCGACATCCCGGCGGCTGGATCAGAGAGGTACGGGTGTGCCCCCCGACCCTTCCAGCGATGACGAAGCCCTGCGCGAGGCGGCGAAGCAGCCCGCCAAGGCCTCCGTCGACGGCCAGTCCGTCGAGCAGCACCCGCTGAAGGACCGGATCGAGGCCGACCGCTACCTCGCGTCCAAGGAGGCCGCGAGGAAGCCCGGCCTCGGCATCAAGTTCGCCAAGATCGTCCCCCCCGGCTCCGTCTGACCCACTCATGCTGAAAGCCATCGCCAACATCATGAGCCGGGTCGCCCCCCAACGCGCGACGCGAGAGGTCTCTCCCTCCTCGGCGGCGTCGCATGCTCCGCACGGAAGTGGGGCACGCGGCGGCCGCCGCGCGGTCGTCGCCAAGTTCGATTCGGCGCAGACGACCGCCGACAACCGCAGGCACTGGGCGAACGCCGACGGGCTGTCTCCCAACGCCGCGATCAACCCCGAGGTCCGCCGAGTCCTCCGCAACCGGGCCCGATACGAGGTCGCAAACAACAGCTACGCCAAGGGCATCGTCCTGACGCTCGCCAACGACACCGTCGGCACCGGCCCGCGGCTGCAGATGCTCACCGACGACGTGGCGGCGAATCGCCGTGTCGAGGAACTGTTCGAGGCGTGGGCGGCGGCGATCGACCTGCCCGGCAAGCTCCGCACCATGCGGATGGCCCGCGCCGAGAGCGGCGAGGCCTTCGGGCTCCTGGTCAGCAGCCCCGGCATCGACTCGCCCGTCAAGCTCGACCTGCGACTGATCGAACCCGAGCAGGTCGCGTCGCCGCACCTGCCGTGGACCCGGGGCGCTCGCGCGGTGCCCAGCGAGGCGGACGGGATCGTGCTCGACGCGTACGGGCTCCCCGCCGCGTACCGCGTGCTGCGCCAGCACCCGGGGGACGTGGGCACCTGGACCGGTCCGGGCGCGGGTGCCGAGCCCGCGTTCGACACGCTCCCGGCGAACAGCGTGCTGCACTACTTCCGGCCAGACCGGCCGGGGCAGCTCCGGGGCGTTCCGGACATCACCCCCGCGCTGCCGCTGTTCGCGCAGCTGCGGCGGTACACCCTCGCCGTCATCGCGGCCGCCGAGACCGCGGCCGACTTCGCCGCGGTGCTCTACACCGACGCGCCGGCCAACGGTGAGGCCGATCCGCTGGAGCCGATGGACGAAGTCGAGCTCGAGAAGCGCATGGCGACGGTGCTCCCCGGCGGCTGGAAGCTCGGGCAGGTCCACGCCGAGCAGCCGACCACGAGCTACGCCGAGTTCAAGCGCGAGATCCTCAACGAGATCGCCCGCTGCCTGAACATGCCGTTCAACGTCGCGGCGGGGAACTCCTCGGGTTACAACTACGCCAGCGGCCGCCTCGACCACCAGACGTACTTCAAGAGCCTGCGCGTCGAGCAGCACCACCTGCAGCTCGCCGTGCTCGATCGCATCTTGAAGGCGTGGCTCAACGAGGCTGTGCTCGTCGAGGGATTGCTTCCGCAGTCCCTCCGAACCATCGCCGCCACCCTGCCC